GTTTAGATTGAATGTTGTTGTCCAGCCTTTGCCTGCCGGCCACTTTACTGGCCTGACAAGGAAATGGGAGTTTGCAGGGCCGATTGAAGTTATTAACGACGGTTTTACGACATCCAACTGGAACAAAGGCGAGAATTTTGAAGACTTGCAAACTATCAGCGCTGCCAGTAATCCTTTCTACTGGACTTTTAACAGGGTTGGATTTGAGTATGAAATTACTGATCTTAATCTTTCCCCTGGAGTGGTTCAGCTGACAGGCGAAACAGAGTTTGAAAGCCGCAGCCAGTATGCAGACATCAGTTTCTACAGAGGACTGGTGCAAAAGTCTAATGAGTCAGAGCCTGAGCACAGCATCGTCTATGTCAACGAAATACTGCCAAACAATGGAACGCCCCAATACAACGGCTTGACGCTTGCTGGGCTTTCACTCAAGGCAAGTCGCAATTTTACGAGCTTGGATCAGATGCGTTGCTGGCTCGGCAAAGGTTTAACCGTCAAACGCTTGCATCCTGACCTAGGCGTTTATGGCAACTCAGGCGATCTGTTTTACCAAAGCAATAACGGACCAAGCAATCTGTTTACCGATCTTGTGTTCTTCCTGCTAACGGACAAAACAGCTGGAGCGGGCAACTTACTTCGCATGGACGCAAACAACACGTCTTTGTTAAACGTAGACGATTTTAAAGAAACCTCTAGGTTCCTTCATAAGCAAGAGTTGTTCTTTAATGGTGTGATTGTGGAACAAACAAACTTGCGTCAGTACATCACTGATGTTGCGCCTTACTTCCTGTGCAACTTTGTGATTATGGACGGCAAGTTTTCCTTGCTGCCTGCAATCCCTCATTATCCGGCTAGCGGTGAGATCAATACCGGCCCGCTGCAGATTGACCAGTTGTTTACGGCTGGCAACATTCTTGAAGACAGCTACAAGCTTGAGTTCTTAAGAAGCGAAGAGCGCAGGGCGTTCAAAGCTGTGGTGCGTTACCGGCATGAGTCTCGAAACAAGCTGCCCGAGGAGCGAGTCATACAAGTAAGACTCAACGGTGAATCTCAGGACTTGCCAGAGGAGCAGTTTGACCTGACTCAGTTCTGCACGTCCAGAGGCCATGCGGTCAAGGTGGCGCAGTATTTCTTGGCTCTTCGCAAGTTTGTTACCCATACGATCAGTTTCTCTACGACTGTTCACGGGCTGAACTTGCGTGCAGGTTCGTTCATCAAGGTGATAACAGAGTCTTCTCCGTACAGCAGCGCAAACAACGGAACAGTCAGTGCATCTGGTGCGGTGACGAGCGTTAAGGATCTTCCGGATGGGATGTATGACGTGAGTTTCTTCCAGTCCAATTCAGAAGACGTGGAAGAGGCACAAATGCAAGTTAGCGGCGGAAGGGTAGCGGACTCTAGGTTCCACGATTCTGTGTTCACCGTGCAAGACAACAACAGAAGCGAAAACGTTTATGTGGTTGAACAGCTAACGTTCTCTCAGGAGGGCACGGTTGATATTGTGGCTTCTGAGCACAACTGCACAAGCAGTGGAGCCAGCGAGATCGCCAAGCTCGTGGCAGACTCTAATTCAGTCGTAGTGGAGGACACCTGATGGCTGCAGTACCGTTCCCAGCTCTAATTCCAACCGCTCGTTCATTTGAGTCTGGAGATTTTCCGGTTAGAACCTTCAAGGCTCAAAACGGTAAGGAGCACCGGATTCTGTACGGCAGCAACCGGACCAACATGAAGCTGTCACTTACTTTCGCCAATATCAGTGACGCTAACGCTGAGTTGATATTGGACCACTATGAGTCGGTGCAAGGGACGTTTGGAACGTTGACTGTTGACTTAAACAGCGGCAAGGGCGGATGGCAAGGGAATGAGGATGCCTTAGGGGCAGGAGCACACGGGAACAGTTACAGATACGAAGGCCCCCCTCAAGTTACTCAGGTGCGTTTCGGCTTTAGCACTGTTACAGTCAATTTGATTGGTGTGCTCTGATGTCTTTCTTCACTGGCACAAAAGGGAGCCTACTGCTGGAAGGCAACACCATCGCATCCGTGCAGAACTGGTCTGTCACCACGACCGTTTCTACGCTGAATACAAGGACGCTTAATCAGAGCGATGATTTTTTTCAGCCTGATGGCCGCAGCACCAGCGGCAGCTGTCGTGTGCTTTATTACGATGATGGTTCGGGCAACATAAATTCAAACAACGCTAGTACGTTTATCAACAAAGTAATTAAAGCAAGAGACGGAAGCCCTGGATTTGGCGCAAGTTTGTATCAAGGGAATGACCCGGATGAATATCGCTCTAGCTTGCGATTAAAAGTTGATGATGGATCGGCAGACGGTCGTTACATCGAAATGCGGATACTGATTACGAATGTGACTCTTACGATGTCAGTCGGTGAAATCTTTGCAGCTGACATCACGTTCCAAGCGTCAGGCGCTCCAACATTCGTAAACATCTGATGACGGTATATCTCGGATCACAAGGCGAAATTGAGCTTAGGCGTGTCTTTAATGGCGGCGAGCTGAGTTCAACGATTGACGCCGCTGATGTAAACGCATCTGCAAAACGATTCAGCTTTGACTTTGAGCATGGTCAGCTCGTAACAGGCGACCAAGTTGAGATTACAAGCACAAATGGCAGTGCTCTTGATTTTATTAACGGCTATACAGATTCAGCCGTCAAAAAGTTTATTCACGTTGACGAGCTAGACGGCATCAGGCTTTACAACAGTTTTGCCAATGCTGTTAATGGTGGAACGGCTAATGCGCTTGCGCTTGCCACTCCCGGCAGCTCAATACCTGTCAAGGTCATTGTTGAATCTTCTGCACCGCGTGTTTTGGCGCAAGTCAGCAGCTTTGAGATCAATACTGAGCGCGAAACAGTTGATACAACTGTGTTGTCTGATGAGTTTCGCACTAGGGTCAACACTTTAATTTCTGGCTCTGGTCGTATTACTGCTTTCTGGGAATACACCGGCAATAGCACTCAAGAGCTACCGATGTATTTGTATGAGTTGGCCCACCGCACAAGGGTTGGCAGCAACTTTATTGGGCGTTTTTACATTAAACGGCGAGACTATGATCCCAGCGGACTGCCGGAGCGTAGTGACGATGAGATTTGGTGGCGCGTCAATGGGATTATCACGTCAGCGGCGATTCAATTTACGACCACTAACACCGTTGAGATTGCAGCTGATTTCATAACAACAGGTCCGCTGACGCTGAGGATGAAGACCATCACTGGCCCTGCGATCTTGCAAGAGGACTCTAGTGACATACGCTTGGATCAAGACAGCAGCGCTAAACTGCTGTTACAGCAGGACTCTTAAGAGGGAGCTAGCCGCCCATGGCTGACCTAAAAATTAGTGAGCTTAATGCGCTTGCTGGCTCCGCCCTAGTCTCTGGAGACTTGGTTGCTGTTGTCGATAACAGCGCTAGTGAGACCAAGAAACTGACTGTTGGCGATTTGGTTGCCAATGGCGTCACCTTGATTAGTGACGATACGATTCCTGGCGCAAAGATCCTTTTTGGGGCGGGTGACGTTGCTACAGCAGCAGTTGCCGATTCGGCGATTACGACTGCCAAGCTTGCCAACGACGGTGTAACAGCAGCCAAGCTTGCCGACGAATCAACTGTTGATCTGGTCACGACGCTGCCAGCGTCTGGAGCTTTTGTAGGACAGCTTGCTCTTGATACTGACGACAACAGCCTGTATTGCTGGAGCGGATCAGCTTGGCTAAGCCTGAAGGCTGCTGGTTCGATCAACACCGTTAGCGGTAGCACGGTTGGCATTGTTGACATCACCGCGACCACAAGCGGTAGCAGTGTCACGATTGCAGCTGTCATTAATGACACGTCTGCAGCCAATCAGTTCATGGCTGGTCCTACTGGGGCTGGTGGAACGGTTGCGTTTCGGACGATTGATGGCAGTGATCTTCCGGTCGCAACTACAAGCGCTAAGGGCGGTGTAGTTGTCAACGGTGAAGGACTCCGCATGGACTCCAACACCATTGAGGTTGATAACGACGTTACGGCTAGCACAACGCACCATGTCGTCACTTATGACGCCAAAGGCTTGGTAACTGGTGGT